CCCGTTAATTAAATTAGCACTTTACAGAAGACTCAACACCCAGAGCTATGACTAATCTAGAAACCGGAAGGCAGGGAATAAGTCGAACTCTGAGTACCAGGCTTGCTGCTCCAGATGACTTGGATGCTTTTTCCAGAGGTCTAACTGAGAATTACATTCCAAAGACAGGTCATGATTATGCAACCTACCGTCGGTACATGCACGACATATTAGTCCTGGCTCTTTTGGAATGTGGCATCTATTCAGATGAGGAGTTGACCATTGAGAAGCTAGGTTTGTCGAGCAATGTCTTTGAGCTGAATAACCAGAGACCTGACCTCTACACATTTGAAATTGGCAACCTGGAAGTTGGGGAGGTTTTGCTCTCTTACAACTTCGAGCACGAGAAGCAAAAGAAGAACATGAAGTATCAGACCCTTCTTGCTTTCATAGCCAGCAAGATTGATGTTCAGATAAACTTTAATGTTATTGGGGTGGATCTCACTGACCCTGAATGGCCAGATGCTTTGCCAAAACTTCCACCACTCCATTTTAAAATGCTCAGTTCATTCATTGACAATCTTAGGTACATACATTCAAACAGCAACTTTGCTAGCTACCGGAGCGACACGTCAGAGTTTTTGGCTTTAGACAAGTTTAGATTCGAGCTCTCAAAGACTGACCTGCCGTCTGTTTTTTCCAGAATGTCCGGAGGGGAGGTATCTCTCGAGGACCTCATTGAGAGGATTGAAGGCAAAGGCATGGAGCAGCTGTCTGATGAAGATTATCTGGAGCTGTTAGCTGATGGCATCATCCATGGGAAAATGCAACCCAGACCAGCTCCACACCCTGAGCCTAGCTCTGCAGCTGATCTCAAGAGCTCTTGGGAGGAGTTCTCTACAAGGCCTAAGACAACTGACAAATTACCAAGGATACTACAGCTTGGGTCTCCGGCAGAATTCATTGAAGTTAATGTTACTTTTGAGCAAATGGTTCAAGAGCTTCGAACAACCAGCCATCATGGAGGTTACCTAGACATGATAAAGGCCTTCTTGCAACACTCTGATCCCGATGAGAACAGGACAGTCAAGCTTTCACTATCAGATGATCAGCTTCAGAAAGAGCAGATGGAGGGTCCAGGCAGAAAATCACTCATTCGAAAGCTTGGGCTAAAGCAAGAGAGAAAACCACCGACACATATATCCATCTCACAGGACCATGAGATACAGCTTGACCAGTTGATTCAGACTATAGAGGACACTTCCACTGGGGTTAGCTTGCGAGATCCCACTTTCCCGGACCCTGAAGCACTTGGTTCAGTTATGGAGACAACCATGAATCATCTTTATGAGCTACACACCCAGAGTCCACATGCTGGGCTAGCCAAATTCTATCAGAGGCTTTCTCAGGAGATTGTCATAAATAGCATGAGGCGAAGAAAGAACAGGCAATATGTCATCTGCGGGACAGGGTTCAGAGGAGTATTTTGCCTGATAGCACCTGGCGCTCAGCTGAGAACCGAGTCTAACACAGAGTTTGTCAAAATAGTGTCATTCATAAGGCCTATAATAAACCCCCTGTCCGCACCGTGGTTGCCCGTTGGTGACCACTGGGAGTCAGAGTGGTTATCTGTCGACACCGATAGGTTGAAACACTGGTCCCGGTCTTTCGATCGCACCCTGATTTCTAGTGTAGCCTGTGCGGAACGGCTAGTTGAGCCAGGGTTGTCGTTACAAGGTGCCTGCAGGTCTGAAATTAAAACAGGAAATTATCAGCTAATGGTGTTAACATACTTGGAGGACAAACAATTGACTTCACTCACAAACCAAACCATAAGATACTTGTGGATGAAAGCCTTAGGTGACAAGCAGTTTTCTGGCATCATGAGAAAGTTCCCAAGTCGAGTTGGTTCTGTGATACAATCAACAATGTTGCAGCGGGCATACAAAGCTGTTCTCATTCTTGCAACAAACAACTTAGCAGACTTCATTAGTATATCTAAGGCCAGACAAGATGATCAAACTGGTGCGTATGACGAAACAACAACAGGCATTGTTGGGAAGTTGCCCAGACTGATCACAAAGGGTGGGTTTGTCCCAATCGCTTACAATCTCAACGAAATTTATTGGTGCATGATGTACAACAAAGATAGACAAAACCCAGCCCAAGACGCCTTAAGCATTCTCGACAAAGTGCTCAAAGAAGAAGAGAAGTACGATGAGGAAATTGCTCGACGGAAGACCCCAACTAGCAAGCTGTCATACATCATGGGAAACACGACAGTCTCTCAGGACATATCTCACATAAAGTCTTCTAATCCCGAAAGCCATTATTTTTCACGTAGGGCTGTCCAGGTGGGCATGAGACTTCAAGCTAGACATCCTGACAATGTCGCACCAGACAATTCTTGGAGGACTCACTCTAGGATCAACCAAATTCTCTCAAAGAACCTCAGTGAGTTCGCAACCTTTAAAGCATCTGTTAAGACAATTTGTCACTGCATAGACAATAAAGACCTAAAGGAGTTAGAGGAAGTCGGGAAGAGGACTAAAGCAGTTGAACTTGTTGCTGAAATTGTTCGGGACGAAAAGTTGACTCAGGCTTTCCAAGTCGCCATGACTTTTTCTGGTGAGGGCAACAAAGATTTTGATGTCATGATCCAGATCTTTAAGAAGGGGCAGATTGGTGGCATTCGAGAGATTATGATACTGTACATAAAAGCTAGGATCCTGTTCAACATAGTAGAGGAAGTCTGTAGGCTGTTGTCTAAGTCAGATAAGAGAGAAATTTTGACTAAGGGTAAAGACAAGAGGCTCATGATGAGAGGAGATTACGAGGAGGTTCTTTCTTTGTTCGAAAAAGGTGCTCCAGTGCAGATGGTTAAGAATTCATATGACATGACAACATGGGCGCAAAAGTACATCCCAACTATATTCTGTAGCATCTACACTGATCTATTCAGAGACATGCCTCACATGAAGAATTTGGCCTACTTTATCTTTTTGAAGCACACTAACAAGATGATTGAATACCCAAGGAAACTCACTGAAATGTGGATGAAACATCCAGACGAAAGACATGACCAAAGATGGCTCCAAAAAGCAAAGGATAAGTTCTTGTCGGATGGGGTTCCATATTTCCGGAACCATTCAAATATGTGCCAAGGGATTCCCCATTACAACTCAACTGTTCTGGCACTGTCGTGTCAAAGCCTGCGAGACAAATTGTTTGAGGTGTGCCTGAAGCAGCTGAATCAGGAGTGCAGAATAAGATGGAAGACTCGAGTCGGGTCTGATGACAAAGGAGACATGATAGGAATTGACATGAGCTACCCTGAAGCTTACGCACAGTACATGCTGTTTGAACAATGCGCACATGCAGCAGAAAGGCTCCATTCAATGGAATTGTCTGTGAAGTCAGCAGCTGGCAATGTGATCTACGAGCTGAATTCAGCCTTCATGGCCAATCTTGAGACTCTGTCACCAACTATAAAATTTTCCTTGGCAGCTTGTGATATGGTCTCCACTTCATCTTGCTCTGTTTTTGTCAATGAAGCATATGGAAGAGTTAGGCAGCTCAGAGAAAACGGAGGTTCTTCAGTCCTATGTGGATTAGCGCACATATTAAATATGGACCATTTCACACAAATATTTAGGACCGGTAAAGGGATGACAAATGATGTTGAGTCAATTTTCCAGGTTGGCAAGGAAATGATCCCGTACGACTTCGGTGTGTACCCTTTCTATGATGTGGATCTTCAAGACATTGTCGGGCCTGAATTTCACAACTACTTGTCTATAACAAACCCAGAGACACCCATGGCAATAAAGCAGTTACTGTTCACTCCTCTGACCAGAGAAGAAATTGGAGAGGCATTTCCTGATGATAATGACCATATGTTACTCAAAAAGGATCATTTTGGAATTCAACAGGGCTTGGTGAAGCAACTAGCTTCGATGCGAAGAAGGTTGGGAATAGATCCTGTCCAGGTTGATCAATTTTTCCAGGAAAACCCGTTTCTCCTTATTAGAGGACCTGAGACAGTAGAGGAAAGTCTAAAAGTGATTGAGTCAAAGCTTCTAACTAAGGGTGCTGCAGAAGCTTTGAGAAGAACCTCCCCTGCCATCTACCTTGGGAGACTCTCAGCATTTGAGACAGCGAAAGCTTGGGAGATGAGAAAGCCCAATGGGATCCAAGCAGTGGATTTGACATTGGGGGTGGCTGAAGATCTGGAAGACACAGTCAAAGTCACCTACTCAGAGTTTCTTAGATGGGGCCTTCTGAAAGCACAGGAAGCAAACTTCCCGGTTGACTCCATGCTCAACGTAATCTTCCCCCAGAAGAACTCCTTTGAAGTCATAAAGCAATTTGTCGGGAAGTTTGGCCTGAAGAGAGAATCAGGGAAGAAATTTTCCCAGGCTGTGAGAACCTGGGTTGTCAACAACTTTAACTACAATTTTAACAACTCTCTAAAATCCATTCTGGAAACCTCATTTGGGCTCTCTCAGCTTTCTTCAAAGGAGGATGTGAATGAGTTTAGGAGTCTATTGAACTTCGACCTGTCAAGCTATGACAATTTCCTGTCAGAGTGTAGAGAGAAACACGTAAGACCAATGGATCTTTTCTTCTACATGACAAAAATTTATAAAAATTCACAGACATCTAAAATTCAAGCATTTGCCAATGGACCTAGCACCCAATCCCTTCATAACACTCTGATATCCTTGAAAAGATTCAGTCACCTGCCAAACAATGAGATGGTTGTGGACCTGGGAATAGACTCTGAAGAGTACCAGCTGGCCAACAGACAGGATTTTAAAATTGAGACACTGAAATTTTGCTGCAACTTAAAGTTGATGGAGTCCCAGGGTCTTCTGACAGGGCCCTCAGAAATACTCAGCTCAACCTGGCTTGGCAACACATTGCTAGTCTCATGGTGTCAAACTACAATTAGAACAATTAGAAGCCTTGCTGGATTTGACTTCCAGACAAAGAAAGTTATCATATATCTAGCCACTCAAGTTCTGCCAGCTGATGAATTGAAGGAAAAGCTGCTTTCATGGAATACACTGAATTACACTTACCTGAAGAAACAAAAGAGACAAATTGACTCAAGAGGAAATGTTTCTTGGTCTGGAGACCTTGAGATGCTTGTGAATGCAGGCAAGAACACCTTCAATTTGCTGATAAAAAATGGCCGACACTTTCTTCTGTGTCGGGAGGTTGTTGACCATGAAACTCTATTAATGTCTCTGAATGAGCTGTGTGGCCTGCTGGGACTTGAAAGAGCAAACTTCTTCACAAACCGAAGAGTGATGCGTGGTGATTTGTACTTGACTGCTTCAGGCAAACGGCTGGACTGGGCATACAGCAAAGGAGCACCACATAACTGCCTGAACATCATTATCAGTCCTTCGTACAAGAGACTAAGGTTGCAAGATCTAGATTCATTCAGAGTGGTTAGTGACACAAATGAGAAAACAGGTGCAGTGTTTGTCACACTAAAACAGAGAGACGAGAGAACAGCTACCCTGTGCCATTTTCCCGGCAACTATTACCCCGCAAGCTGCCCAAAAGGGGCAAGATTCGATGAATCCTTCTGGTTCAGAGGAATTAGATTGTCAAGGATCATGAGCAATGAGGATTGGTTTTATAACTATAGGCTGCCATCCCTAACAGACAGAGATTGCACAGGGTTTTTCAGAAATGATGTGAACTTTGAAGTTGTTTTGGCACAGACAAGCTCAGATAAAGGAAGGATAGTAGAGTACTTGCAGGTCATGGATGAGATTGATGAAGAAGTATTCAACATTAATCGAAATGTGATGCCCATGGCAGGAACTTCAGTCTCTGTGATTGACTACGAAGCGTTGACCGATATGGATGTTAATCAACTTTTCATGACAGAAATGAGTAAAATTAAAGAAGAGGGCCCCTTAACTTTTGCTCCAATTGAAACAATGGAAGGCATGTCATGGGCAGACATGATGGACCAGGAGGAGGAAGAGCATGATCTTAGTCCAGTTGCGAACATGAGCCCTGTAATTGGGTTTGATGGGATAGAGGAAGCAATGGCTAATGAAGAGGATGGCATAAGATTTGTTAGAGCTATGGGTTACAAGAGGAGAGCTCGAAAGGCCAACACACAAATCATTTCACAGATGCAATTGGGCCATCTAATGAAAGAACGGGTGTTAAACCTGTTTTTCAAGAATGGAGCTGTCACCTCTGAAGAACGAAGATTGTTGCCACACTATTATATCTGGTTGAGAGAACACAAAGCAGAATTGGGCCCTGAGTTAGCAATGGAGCTGCAGAGAGTTGTCACTGATGAGATGCAAATCGCCATGGGGGCAACAAAAGAAGAGATAACCAGACAATTAGATGTGGCAGATTCAAGGCTACAAACTGCACCCCCGCGAGCAATGAACTTCTTGTATACAGAGAATCAAGACTTGTTTACAATGATGTCCCAGACTATACAGTATGAGCATCAAAGGTATGAGGAAAGTGAGGGGTCGGAATTTTAGAAAGTGTCAGGGTTGAGGATCTGGGTTTGTGAGAAATTTGCATGATCTAAGTTGGTAACGGGGGGACTTTGTGAAAGCACCCCGTTAATTGAA